TATCTGCAAGGCAAATGCTGCGTTGGTCATTGGCTCGTGCATACTTGATGCAAATAAAACCATGAAAAGGCCAAGGCCTATTGTTAGCTTGTTAGCCATTAGTTTAAATCCTCTAGCTTGATGTCACCGGCCTTGATTGCTTTTTCTGTCTGGGCTTTGTTCATGCCCAAAAAGCTGTTGCGGTATTTGCCGGTCGTTGTCGAGTAATCCCACCGGCCGCGGTCGAGTGTGACATTGCCTTCGTTATCCCTAAAAGCTATGACTGTTTGATAGCTTTGGAAATACTGGCCTTTGTCTGTCCAGATTAGAAACTGGTTTTTGACCTTGTTGCCTGATGATGACGTCATATTCATAACTGTTGGTGCTTGCATTTTAAAACCCTCCATAAATGCGTTTGCGTTGTCGGCCTTCGCCGCATAGCCAGCCCTAGCAGGGCAAGCCATGAGGCGGCAGGGTTGCCCCTGCCAGCCGATTACGTCACCACTCGCCAAGAACAATTCTTATCCTGTTTTCTACCTTGCGCAGCTTGTCACCCTCTAACCGGTAATATTTAAACGGCCTGATGTTATGGCAACCTCTAGGCCGCTTGCCTATGGTAATGACCTCACCCTCTGATGAACTTCCCGGGAAAGCTGCGTTTTGCTTTGCCAGTGTCTTGCCTGCATCGGTCAATGATTTAGCATGTGACCAGATAACAAACCCGCCGTTTGCTTGTGATGGTGTGTGATAATAAATAGTCATTGTTTAACCCTCCAATGAAAATGTTGTTGCGTTGCGTATTGATACTGCAACGGGCGTTTGGTCTGTTTGGTAGTTATGCTTTAGGTATTCGATAACTTCCACAAGGTCGATATAATCAAGACCCTTGTCGGTCTTGTAGTGCATGAGAGTGGAATAGATATCGGTTGCGATATCATAGTTTGATAATGATTCGATATAGTCGATTTGCATTTGTTAACCCTCCAAGGTTGTTGTCTTGATTGTTAGATAGCGCACTATCTGCGCCATGTCAACACCCCATAGCAAAAAAAGTTTACACACTGGAAAAAAGTTTGGTTATATATATAAGAAAAACAACCGTTGATATTGTTTAGGTTTTGTTTTGGGAAGGGTTTGATTTACATTTCACAACACGCACAAAGCACAGGACGACACGCGCTGCAATGCAATCGCCGCGAGCCTATCACAGAATGTTAGGTGTTGCAAATATGTCACAGTGTTGCAGCCAGGCCACAGTCGCACGCGCAACGCAAAACAAAAGCACGCGCCAGCGCAAGGCATGGGGGGCCTGTTTTGCAAGGCGGCACACCCGACAGCGCGCGGCCTGCTTTATATATGTTAAATACTACTATCCAGCACACACACAGGAGTAACCATGACCAAGCTAACCAGACAGCGCACAGACATAATCATATCCAGTATTGCAGACGGGCATAGCATTGTTGACGTATGCGAGGCCACTGGCGTGTCCAGGACTGCGTTCTACCAGCGTTGCAAGAGGGATGAGGAGTTTGCAGCCGCTGTTAAGGAAGCACAGCAGTATAGTGCGGAGAAGGCTTTAGAGGAGTTGGATACTTTGTATGGTGATGCGTTGCATGGTAGGAAGGATTACAACCCTAATGTACTGCGAGACTATGCGCATCATGTGCGGTGGAAGGTAGGCAAGGTGCTGCCTGAGAAGTTTGGGGAAGCTAAGAACCGTGCTGGCGTAGAAGTCAGTGATGGTACAGTTAGGATATTGTGGGAGACTGACAGTGGCACAAGCAGTTAAGATACCTTATAAGCCTCGGCCCTTACAGGCAGAGATGCACAACAGTTTAAAAAGGTGGAACGTGCTGGTTATGCACAGACGCTTTGGCAAGACCGTGTGGGCTGTCAATGAACTTATTAAGAAAGCCCTGACTTGTGAGTTGCCAAGGCCAAGGGTGGCGTTTGTAGCGCCTACCTTTACGCAGGCCAAGAGGATTGCTTGGGATTATGTGAAATTCTATGCGGGTGTGATACCAGGTGTTTCTTTTAATGAGACAGAACTGCGTGTGGACTTTCCTAATGGCGGTAGGTTGATGCTGTTGTCTGCTGAGAACCCAGATAGTTTGCGTGGTATCTATTTAGATATGTGTGCGTTCGATGAGTTTGGTATGCAGAACCCAAGGGTATGGGGGGAGGTTGTAAGGCCAGCACTATCTGACAGAGAGGGTGCGGCTATATTTCTAGGTACACCAGCAGGGCATAATCACTTTTATGATTTATTCCAGACTGCCAAAGACCAGGCAGAGGAGGGTAATGAACAATGGTATTATAAAATAGTACGGGCTAGTGAGAGTGGGCTAGTTAAGGATGAGGAGTTAGACGCTGCCAGGACGCAGATGACACCGGAACAGTATGAACAGGAATACGAGTGTTCGTTTACTGCTGCTATTATTGGCGCTTACTACGGCAAGTTGTTGGATGCTGCTGATGATGATGGACGTATTACTAGAGTTCCTTATGACCCTATGTACCCTGTGCATACTGCTTGGGATTTGGGGATAAACGATTCCACAGCTATCTGGTTCGCCCAGATTTTCCGAGGTGGTGCGGTTAATGTTATTGATTATTACGAGAGTAGCGGTGTTGGCCTACAGCATTATGCGGATATTCTTAATAAGAAGGAATACATTTATGGCGACCACTTAGCACCGCATGACATTGAGGTTAGGGAATTAGGCAGCGGTAAGTCCAGGTTAGAGACAGCCTATAGCCTTGGTATTAGGTTTAGGGTAATACCTAAGATGAAGATAGCCGATGGTATTAACGCAGCAAGGATGTTGATACCTAAATGCCACTTTGATAAAGATAAGTGTGGCGAAGGCGTTGGTTATTTAAAACAGTACAGGCAAGAGTTCGATGAACGTAGAAAAGTTTTTAGAGACCATCCGTTGCATGATTTTACGTCACATGCGGCAGATGCGTTTCGGTATCTCGCTGTGGGTCTCGAAAATAGAAGTAACTTTACGAAACCTCCGCAGCAAATAGCACAGATGGAGTATAACCCATTCACGTTATGAGCAAGTCTATAGATGTAGAAGCTATCAAGTATCTGCTTGATTACAGTGATTATCACGGCTGGTGGGGCGTTGATGAGGTAGAGAAGTATATTCGCCCGCCTATGATGCTTGGTCAGTACATGGTTCTAAGAGATAACTCTAACATGCCGATATGCTTTGCGACCTGGGCGTTTCCTAATTATGCCCAAGTTGTAGAGTATACAGACAGCTTATGTTTTCCAGCAGGCGGTTATGATGGTGGCGGCACAGTTCCGTGGCTAGTTGACTTTATTGCTATTGGTGGAAAGCGCAGCATAGCTATAGGTTTCCGAAACTTAAAAAGTATGTTATCTAATAAAGGGTACAAAAATGCGTACTGGTTGCGCACTGAGACGCAAAAATTAGGGTTTCACAGTTGGAGTTAGACAATGGGCAGCGTTGCAAGAACATTTAAGAAATTTACAAGAGGCGTTACTAAAGGTGTTGGTGAGGTCTTTGAGGAAGTCATTGAGAAGCCAGTCAAGAAGATTGGCAAGGAAACTTTCGATATTGTTGCTGGCACTACAGATGAAGAACGCCGCGCTATGCTGGGCGGTGCGCCAACCCCAGAACCAGAGGTTACACCAGAGGTAACGCCAGAGGTTGTGCCTGATGAAACAATCCTAGCGTCTAAGGAACGCCGCCGTACTGTAGGCAAAAGGTCTGGTGGTGCAGGTACAATCATGGAAGGCTACGGCGTAGCTTACGCAAAGCCAAGTGAAAAAGCCGCAACAGGGGGTAGCGCATAATGTCTTTTCTAAAGCCAAAGGTCTATGTTCCACCAGCACCCGTAGCGCCGCCACCACCAGCCCAAGCGGGTGAAGAAGATACGCAACGTGCAGCAGCATTATCTGAAGAAGCTGTAAAAAAATCCCGTCAGAGAAAAGGCGCTGGGTCTACTATAGTTGCTGGCGCTGGCATGACTGGCGGTTCAGCGCCTGTTGGCACAGGCGGCACACCTACATTATTGGGGTAATCTATGCAAGATTTTATTAAGTCACTGGTAAAGCGGTACGATTCACTAAAGACCCGTAGGGATAATTGGGATACGCATTATCAGGAACTGGCTGATTACATGCTGCCCCGCAAAGCGGATATTGTTCGCAAGCGTTCCAGAGGCGAAAAGCGGATGGAAATGATATTCGATGGCACTGCATTGCAGGCTGTCGATTTATTATCTGCTAGTCTTCATGGCATGCTAACAAGTGGTGCAACTCCCTGGTTCCACCTAGACTTAAAAGATGCAGACATAGGCCGTGACGATGAGGTGCGCGAGTGGTTGCAAGACACCAGCATGCGCATGATGAGGGCATTTAGCCACTCTAACTTTGAAACTGAAATCCATGAGATGTACGTTGACCTGGTTGTATTTGGCACAGGCTGCATGTTTGTCGAGATGGATGACCGTGACTTACGGTTTAGTACCAGACACATATCTGAGTTCTACGTTCAAGAAAACCAGTTTGGTATTGTAGACACAGTATTTAGGTTGTACAGGCTGCCAGCCCGTCAAGCCGTACAGAGGTTTGGCATTGATAATGTTAGTGATTACATTGCCAAGAAGTTTAAGGAAAAGCCAGATGACGAAATAGATTTGTTGCATGCTGTTGTGCCGCGTATTAACCGTGACCCTAACAAGCGTGATAATAAGAACATGCCGTTTGCATCATTCTACATTGATATGCAAACAAAGATGATGATTTCCGAAAGTGGCTTCCAAGAGTTCCCGTACATTGTTCCACGATTTTTGAAGGCGACTGGTGAAACAATGGGGCGTTCCCCAGCGATGACTGCGTTGCCTGACGTTAAGATGTTGAATCTTATGTCTAAAACAATCATCCAAGCTGCTCAGAAACAGATAGACCCTCCCCTTCTTGTTCCTGATGATGGATTCCTCTTGCCCATCAGAACGCAGCCTGGGGGATTGAACTTCTTTAGAAGCGGTACTAGAGAGATGATAACGCCGCTAAACACAGGCGCAAACATCCCTATTGGTCTAAGTATGGAAGAACAACGGCGTACAGCTATCCGTTCAGCGTTCTATGTTGACCAGCTTCTTAGCGGTGGCGCACCGAATATGACAGCTACTGAGGTTGTTCAGCGCCAAGAAGAACGCATGAGAGTGATTGGCCCTGTGTTGGGAAGATTGATGAATGAGATGCTTCGGCCTCTTATTGACCGTGTATTTGCGCTAATGCTGCGCAGTGACATGCTTCAACAGCCGCCAGAAATGATACAAGGACGCGATATAGATATTGAATATGTATCACCATTAGCCCGTGCGCAGAAGTCAAGCAGCCTCAACAGCACTATGAAAGCGTTGGAGATACTTATGCCGTTGTCACAATCCATACCAGTAGGAGACCATATTGATGCAGATGGATTAGTTAAGCATGTGACTGAAGCATTAGGCGTACCAAAGACTGCATTGAAGTCAGAGCGTGAGGTGCAACAGGTTCGTGAGGAACGCGCAGCACAGCAACAGCAACAAATGGAAATGATGCAAGAGCAACAAGACATACAGAACGCAGGCCAGCTTGCTCAAGCATCTAGGATGGTTAGTAAGTGACACCAGAAATAGAAAAGATAAAATTCCTTTACAGACAGACGTTTACCGCTGATGGCGCAACTAAAGTCTTAGAGGACTTAGAGGCAAGGTGTAACTATCGTGCTTCTAGTTATGTAGCTGGCGATGCCAATGCTACAGCATTTGAGGAAGGGAAACGTGCTGTTATCCTTCATATCCATAACATGATGAAAGAGGAATAAATGTCAGAAGAAACTGTCGAACAGGTAGCCCAGCCAGAAACTGCGACTGTCATGGAGACACCAGCAGAAGTAGCATCAGGTGGGTCTGGTAACGAGTTTTTAGAATTGATACCAGAAGAATTGCGTGGACACCCTAGCATTTCACCCATCAAAGATGTCGGAAACCTAGCCCGTTCCTATGTGAACGCGCAAAAACTAATCGGCGCGGATAAGATACCGATGCCAGTAAACCCTACAGATGAGGACTTAGACAGGATTTACAGCCGATTGGGTAGGCCAGAAGACTCTAAAGGTTACAACATAGAGGTTGATGGAAACATAATTACAGAGGAAGTTGCGTCTGATTACGCAGATATTGCGCATAAGCTGCGCCTTACGCCCGACCAGGCCAAAGGTGTACTTGATTACTACAAAAGCAGCGTAGAGCAAACAGACTCAGCTACAATGGAACAGGTTGAAGTTGCCCGTGAAAACACTGAGTCAGTATTGAAACAAGAGTGGGGCCGTGCTTACGACCAAAAAGTATCGGCTGCTGCTAGTGCAGCGCAAGAGTTTGCTGACCCAGAAATGTTTAACATCACTTTACAAGACGGTTCAAAGTTAGGGGATAACCCTGAGTTTATAAAAGCATTTGCTAAAATTGCTGATTTCCGTCAAAGTGTGACAAGTGAAGACACTGTTGCAGAAATGTCACAGTCAGGTATAATGACACCAGCTTCTGCGCAAGCAGAGGTTGACGCGATTATGAACGATAGAAGCCACGCTTATTGGGATAGGAAAAACCCTGTAGGCCGTGAACAAGCCGTAAAGAGAGTTGCGGATTTAATGAGCCAGATACATGGATGAGTTAGATTATCGTTCATTAAGGCTTGAAGTTTTAAGAACTGCGTTAGAGTTTGGTACGCAGAGAGATGTAGTAAATCCTGACCTCCTCTTTGATAAGTATTGGGAGGTGGTCATGCAGGGTAGCGGAGAAATCCGTCCTAAAGACAATCGGAAAGACGATAGCTTAACGGTAGCTAAAAAACCTAGAAGTGTCCGCAAGGGTAGCGCATCGCAATTACTGTAACTTAAACCTGTGAAAACAATGGAGACATGATATGTCATCACAAATCACCACGGGCTTTGTACAACAATATTCTGCGAACGTGCAGATGCTATCACAGCAGATGGGTTCTCGTCTTCGTGATGCGGTGCGTATTGAGAATGTTATTGGCAAAAATGCCTTTATCGACCAAATTGGTGTAGCGACAGCGCAGCTTCGCACATCAAGAAATGCCGACACTCCTCAGATTGATACCCCACACGGGCGTAGACGTTTGAGTCTTGCTGACTATGAGTATGCAGACCTTATTGACGACCAAGACAAGGTTCGTATGCTTGTTGACCCGACTTCATCATATGCCCAAGCTGCTGCGGCTGCTATGGGTCGTGCGATGGATGATGTCATCATTTCCGCTGCAACAGGTACAGCCTCAACAGGCGAAACTGGTAGTGGTTCAGCATCCCTAGATGCAACCGCCAACTCTGTTGGTTCAGCATCATCAAACGATGGATTGACTGTTGCAAAGCTAACTGAAGCAAAGCGTAAGTTAGACCTTGCAGACGTTGACCCTTCTATCCCACGTTACATTGCAGTTGGCCCAAAGCAGATTGAAGATTTGCTTGGAACAACTC